GCCTTGTTCTGATGTAAAATTACTGGTGGCATTTACCTTGGATTTGATTTTTGATCACCTCTTTTTGGGCTAGTATTGGCCTTATCTCTAGTCCTACGAGCAGATTTGTTCTCGTTATCTTGGTCTTTCTTCTTCTTGGCTGGATCATCAGGATTGTAATTATCCTTCTTTACACCAGCCTGATCTTCTGGATCTACTCTTGGCTCATCCTGATCTGGAGAGTCATAACCCATTTCCCAAGCATACTGGGATTGACCAATGATACCATCACGATAGAGAGCATTGAGATTAGCAATCTTATACTGAAGAGCTTGCTGAACCTTGACATCATCAGCAATAGTTGAAGTAGCCCAAGTGATCTTTATACCCTTATTATCAAAGCCAGCTAGACGAAGCTCTAAACCATAAAGGAATTCAAGAACATAAGATACTATCATCTGAATGTTACGAAGCTGGGAAATCATCTTGGAAAGGATAATACCCATACCACCTTCTGTATTAGCTCCGCTTACTCCGATAATATTACCGTTAATACCTAAGCCATTAGCAACTCTCTGTTGATTGAGATTCCAAAGCTTATCAGCACTACCTAAATCTTTGGTAGTAGAAGTCATCTCAAACTCATGGTCATCTATATAACCGGTTACCAAACCATCCTTCATGCCATCCTTGAGATTACGTTTCAGTTGCTCAAGGTTTCTATTAAGCCTACTCTCATAAGCTTTAAGACTCTCATTAGCTTGCTGATCTGGTTTCTGCATCTTAGCAGTAAGGAATCCAAGGAATCCCATTTGTTCCATGATCTGCTTGAAGTTAGTCATCATATCATGTTGACCTTTGATAGAGTCAAGTGATGACATAAATGGAGGCATTCCGTATGGTTCATCGGTATCATTGTACATACCAGCATAAACATAAGTCTCAGTGTTAAGCTTGACATAGTCAACGTTCTTAACCATGAAATTATCGTTCTTCTGATACGGTTGATAGACACCGTTGTTTTCCCTCTTAAACCTAATGTTATCAGGTTTCAGGAACAGAATAGTAGATAGACCGTCTAAGTTGTTGTTAGGGACACCTTCTACTGAGATAGCACCTCCAACACAAAGTTGGACAATCATCTTATTTACTAGGCCATCTATACCAGCAGAATAAGTAGACCACCTCTTAGTTGCCTCTTTAAGGTGTTCCCTCATCTTTTCCGCCTCCTGATCTGTATTATTCGGGAAAGTAACCTGATGCCCAGTGTTAGCAAGTTTAAAAGTCTCCTGAATGGCTATAGCCATATCTGGATTTACTTTGTAGAGCTTCCTAATCAACTGGATAACCTCTACTCTAAATGATGGAGTCACTACTTGAGTTAATCCATGTAGAGTAGAGGTAAAATCGGTTTGATCTTCCGGGACTGATACACGACCAGGTGATATAGAAGATACCTTGGTTTTTGATGCCTCTCGGTTTTCTTCCGGGAGTGGAGGGGATTTCGGTCTCTTCCTCCAAAATGCAAGGTCGTTAATCTTCATCTGGGTTGTACTACTATGTTTGTTTTACTCTTTCGAATATGATTACAGATGGCTTTACCGAATATATCATCGTCTGCATATACTAGATCGTCATCACCTTCCTCTGCAGCTTGGGTATTTAGTCGATGCTTACCCATAGCAACTGGTCTTCCTAATGAATCATATATGAAGGTGTAAGCCTCTTGTACGAAGAAAGGATCTTTGATGATTATGTTCTCTTCACGGACATCCTCTTCTAGACCCTCGATGATTAATGTACGGTTCTTTGTAGTGGTAAGCCAACCTGGAGAAGCATCCATCTCAGGCTTATGCTTTCCTTTCTTCTTCAGCATCTTTTGGTAATAATACAGCCGAGGATAACCCTCAGTCTGGAGTTTTGATGTAACTGCTAGACCCACGTCGTTGGACTCAGGAGCAAGGAGAGCATAATTAAATAGTTTACCTGTATCGCCCAATAGTTGGGCATACTTATCTACCGGAATGCGACCCTTATAGACGACCTGTTCTTCTCCGTTTTTGTCCATACAAGTAAATGACGAATAGTCAGATGAACGACCTGTTGAAACGTCTGCACCAATAAAGTATTCTGTATTCCTTACTGGTTTATTATACTGACGATATTGGCCATTCATTCTCTTTACTAGTGGCGGGTAGTCTGTTAAACAATCCTCTATAGCCTTTATGTCTGTTAGGTCGAATACCGTATTTCCAGATCCCAAGAAGTCACCATCAATCTCTTGTGCAGTACGTCTAGCTCCCAGGTTCTTAGACATGGTCTGATACCATTTGTCATCTCGTTCTGGGTGCATTCTCCAGTATAATCGGAGAGGATTGAACTCGTTTGCATGAGCCATAGCATCTACCCAAGTTGAATGGTAGAAGTTACCCATTCCCAGAGGGGTGGAGTTCACGATAGCAGATCCACCGGTAGATAGGGTGGGAAGAGCTGCGGCCCATATTTGCCCGGCCCAACGGACCATAGCCGCCTCGTCTATCACCAATAGTGTAAGTGCTTCAGAACGTCCAGCCTCTGGAGAAGTAGGAATAGACTCAATTAAAGAACCATTACTAAACTCCATTGTGGAAGCAGAGCCGTATTCTCCGGGACGGCCATTAATGATTGGAGTTTGCATATACCAAGGAAGGTTCTTGTACATGTACTTGATTTTCCTAAGTACCTTCTTAGCAACGGTATCTTTAATAGAGATGATGTTGATCTTCTTGTTATCATGGAACATTGCTAACCAGAGACAGTACATAGAGATTAACTCTGTGATACCAGCCTGTCTAAACTTCAGGATAATGTTAAACCTTTGTAAGATAAACTGATATAGTACTGCTTTCTGGTATGGGTATAGGTAGAAATGAGTCTTACCTCTTACCGGATGTATTACATAACAGAAGGTGCTGAAGAAGAAAACATCATTTGCTACCCTAGCAAGGTTTTTAAGTTCCTCACGATTTAGGGTGCTAGGAGTTTCTATCT